TCGCATCTTTTCACCTTCACTGAACGATGCATAGCTAAACTCATCTCTATATCTTGACTTGATTGTTTCGTTGAAATTTTCATCCAACTCAAACTGGACAAAGAAGTCCATCGATGCAAGATACTTATTGATAAGTTTATTTATAACTGGAACATACTGCTTAATAATTTTAGATTTGATACCATTGTCTTTCAGTAATCTTGTTGCTAAATCAATAGTAGCCTTCTGTCTAATTACCTCTGATCTTTCTTCATACAAAGCATCGTTCTTTAATTGTTCATCATCAATCTTTTTACGTTCAGCTTCAATTAAACTTTTATTATCTTTTACCTCAACCAATAAAGAATCCAATTCCTTTTTGTACAAAGTCTTAGAATTAATAATTGATTGTGTATCAATTAGTTGATGTTGCTCTTCTGTTAACTTAGCTGATATATCAACAATCTCAGCCAATCTTGAATTCTTTTCATCAACCATCTTTTGTAATTCATCAACACCTAATTCTACCTCAACCTTCTTGGTAGTCTTATCACCAATATGTGTATGCTTATGATTTTCATCTAATGGCTGTTTGCATGTTGGACATTCATCATGGTTCTCAAAGAATGCAACCTCTTTCTCTAGCTTGTTAACCTTATTGACAAGCTGGTCCATAACCTTTTCGCTTTGTCTAAGCTGCTTCTGCACATCATCTTTATCTGTAATTTGTTCTTGTAGCTTTGTTATTTTTTCTTTATATGTACCAGCTACAATCTTCAATGCGTCAATCTCAAACTCTACTTCCTCTATCTGTTCTTTCTTTAGAGCAACATCATCATCTTGTTGAGCCTGCAGTTGTTCAATATGCTCATGCATCAGCTCAATCCGTTGTTCAACCAGGTTTTTCTCCTCGTCGATTTTTCTTAACGCTTCTTTATTATCTGAGGCTTTATCCTTTAATAATAAACTCATCGTTGAAAAGATACCAATGTCGAGAAGATCTTCAATAACCTCCTTCCTATCTTTACTATGCAGCTGCATAAATGGAACAAAGCTACTGCTACCCAACACAACAATCTGTTTGAATGACTTGTGATTGATTTTTAGGATTTGCTTTTCTAAGATTTCTTGATAGTCACGAGCACTAGCATCTTGGTTAAGCATCTTACCATCTTGCCACACTTCAAAGAACCTTGGCTTCAATCCTCGCTTAACAATGTACGTTCGCTTAGAAACTTTAAACGTACATTCAACTTCCATATGGTTTGAGTTTACTGAGTTAATCAATTGAGGAGTTGAGATATCTCTAAATGCTTTACCATACAGGCTATAGCAAAGAGCATCAATCAACGTTGATTTACCAGCACCATTGTCACCAACAACTAACGTTGCTGTATGTCCACTTAGAGGAACTTCTGTCCAGAACTCACCATATGACAAAAAGTTCTTCCACTTAATACTTTCAAATTCGATCATATAATACTTAGAGCTTCATTATATAAATTATGCATTAGAGATTTCAATTGAGGCTTACCGGTCTTTATATCCAGTCCTTCAATATAACCATCCAAAATGGTCAACGTATCTTCAGCTTCATCAATTATGTCATCATCATCCTCAAGGTCTAAGTTAAGGTGATCTTCAACCACCTGTAAGTTGATAGGTTCTTGCTCTTCAAGCCTGCTAATGTATGAGTCAAACAACAAAGGATTTTCTTTGCTTTTGATTACAACCTTAACATACTTATTTGCAATTGTTGTGTAGTTAAGAGTATCTAGATCTTCATAACTCATATCAGTATCATCATAGAACAATTTGAAGAACAGTTTATTTGGATTAGGAATAAACTCAAGCTCTCTTGTATCAGTATCAAATACATGAAAACCTTTTTGATCTTCAAAGCATGACCAAGTCATCTCATATGCTGTACCTAAGTATGTTACATTACCAACGGTACTCTTATGATGAAAATGACCACTATACACTAAGTCAAACTTCTGGAATTGTCTTGCATCATGACCATCATATGATGGCATACCTTTGTACATTTCAAAACCTGAGAGTTCTAAGTGACCCATACAAATTTGTGCTTTGGTTGTTTCAATTGTTTGAAATGTTTCATCTGCATTGTCTTTACATATCCAAGGAACAAACAAAATCTGACAACCATCTTTTTCTACAACTTCTGCATTAGTATACTCTTTAATGTTTTCATAGCCATCAAGTAGCAAATCAATGCTATTGACCTCAAGAGTATTCTTATACGTAATGTCGTGGTTACCAACAATGATATGTGTTTCGATACCTCTATGCATTAGAGGATCGAAAAACATTTCCTTTGCTGCTTTGAGTGATGTGTAAGATATAAACTTACGACGATCAAATGTATCGCCTAGATCAAAGACACACTTAATACCATGCTCATCAATATAAGGAAAGAATACTTCATCATAAAACTTCTTTTGGAACGCAGCAACCTTCTGATGGTCATTACGAGCTCCAAAGTGCAAATCAGTTACTAAAGCGATCTTCATTTACGTTTTCTACGCTCAGTTTTAATTTTGTCCTTGTTAAACTTTTTAATCTCGGCTTCGATTAAAGCACTAACTTCTTCTAGCTTCATAGCATAATTATCTCTAATCCATACAGGAACATTAGTGTTACGTACTTCTTGTACCCAACTCACTACCTGAGCTGGGATATGAAAATTTTCTTTTGGCATTGTAAACTCCTAATAGAATCGCTCTACGCCTTTTGCTGTCTGACGTTTTTTCTTAGCTTTTTGTTCTTTACGTTCAAAGTTTTCTACAAAGTCATTCATATAATCACTAGTAATATTCTGTGCCTTTTGACCAAAATCTTCACCTTGATCAAAGACCACTGATCTCTCTAGCGACTTATGTTTAATGTACAATTGCTTCTTTTCTTTCTGTATTCTTCTAAGAAATGCATAGTAGATAATCTGTGTAAAATATGCGAAAGGATTGTTTGACTTTTCGGGATTAAAGTTATGGATATAACTTACACAATTCTCAATCCCATCACTTATCATATCATCCTTGAACGTATAGTTAGCAAAGTTGGGCTTGGTAGCCAACCGGTTTGCAATTTGTAATAGACACCTACCCACATAGTCTGGTACTTGAGGTCTATCATCGCCCATTGCATCCGCTTCGTCAACAGACTTTTTAAATTCGATCATAACTGCATAAAGCTGCTTATTATCAACGTAATGTGCTTTTTTTGCCTTAGCCATTAATGCACACTATTATTAGCAATCATATGATTACTAATTGCTCTTCGGGCATCTATGTCATTATCATCTTTTTTTTGATTACGTTCCATTTGTTCTTTCATATTATGCTCCGCATATCCAGCTTCTAAAAAAGTCTTGTAGTTTATAATAACATTTGCATTTAAATCTTCAACAATGGCAAGGACATGTTCCTTTCTTATGTTTACCAAACTTGATTTGTTAAACAAAAGCCAATGTGAACATTGAATCCATGTCATTCCATTAGGTGCAACGTTTCGAAACATCTGCACCGGATCCTCAATAAGATAGTTGCCTCCATCGTCACTAACTACTTTTGCGATTAACTCTTCTCCTGTAGTTAATTTTAGCAAACCGTAAAAACCTTCCATAGGATTATTCCTTTAGTTTGTAACTGTGTATTTTATATGGGAATTGCTCATCGTTATAAATCTTTAGTCTTTCTGTGTAATGCCTGAGCGTGAAGTTAATCCATTTTCCTTTTCTTAGATCATCTACTACATCAAATAATCTAACGGAATCTTTATCCTCAGCTGTCCGCAGACCACGCCCGATACTTTGCAGAACTCGAATTTTACTTTTGCTTGGGGATGCAAACACGACGTTTGAAATACGCCTGATGTTAACGCCAGTGCTAAAAGTGCCATACGAGGCAATAATGAGTGCTTTGTTTTCTTTCTCAACAATTCCTCTTATTTGATCTCTATCTTCTCCAGAAACACCTCCATGTACAAAAAAGACCGGCCGGTCTAGTTGTTGAGCAAGATCGTATAAAGGCTTACCATGTTTCTCTACAAGAGCATACAAAAGTAATGAGTTGCCTTTCAATTCGTTACATAAGTTAATCAAAAAATCATTTCTTGCTGCATTACCAACTATGTAATCAATTTCATCTCTATAGTTAGCTCTAGCCATACTCTGTTTATTTTTATCAGTATGGCCTAATATACAAATATTTATCTTTAAGTTTGATAGATACTCATTTTTTATTAGATCAGATGTTGTTGTAACTCTCTCAACAGGTCCAAATAGACCTTCAAGTACTAATCGATGCGTTTGAGATCCGTCGAGTGTACCAGTAAACCCAAATCTGTATGGTGTGTTGTTAAGTTTAGACATGATACTTGTGAGTGACTTTGCTTTGAACAAATGGGCCTCATCTCCGATAACAACAGAGAATTGATCGAACCACTTGCGTTGCATTTTGTAAATAGATTGCCAAGTTGTGACAGTAATTTCATTCGTTATCTCCTTTGTTGCACCGGCAGTAATTTTCTGAACTTCAACTTCGTAACCGTACTCAGAAAAATCTGAAGCCATTTGATGTACGAGTGATGTTGTTGGAACTACTATTAGTTTTTTTCCTGGATAATATCTTGCTAACATATATATGACAAGAGATTTACCAGAAGCGGTTGGGGAAAGAAGGAGACAACGTTTGTTACTTATTGCATGAGCAATAGCCCGCTTCTGGTAATCTCTTGGCTCTAGTGTTAATCCTACACTTTGAGCAAGATCGTCAACATCTTCATTACTAAAAGACACACCTGATGCTAACTTACTTTCAACTATACAATCATAGTTCCTTACCTTTGCAAAGTCAACAATATAATTAACTAGACCTGCATAAGTTGTTCTTGTAACTGCATTGAACAATCTTATCTTACCATCCCATACTTTGTTTCGTACAGTTGGCATAAATCTTGCACCAGGTACTTCAAACGTAAAAAAGTCAGACAGCTCTTGAGCTGTTGACGAATCACATTCTACCTTGCAATGAACATCGTCTAGGTAAAGAATTTCAATCATTAATACTTCTGCACACAAAGTATTTTCTTGATAGGTGCTCCATCAAATTCAGACTTTGCAAACTCTTTTAATTCATCAATGTTCTTTTCAACATGATCATAACATTCTTCATATGTATAAAACTCTAGGAGTTTGCCATCCTTGTGTGATACTTCTAGTGCATCTCTTTCAGCACCTAAAGCTACAAACATAAGTAACACTATTACATACATTAGACACCTACCTTAAACTTCTCCCAGTTGATTGCATTGTTGATCTGATAACTTCTTATGTTCAATGTTTTTACAACTGCTTCTAAGAATTCAACTTTTTCTTTATTATAGGCTATTTTTAGATTAAGATCAACGAAATCTTTGTCTGCTTCCATGTGTACTGGTATATCAGTTTTAAGAATTCTTAGAGGGTTAGGTTGCCATCCTCTTTCTTTAAGATCCTCTTCTGCCATAGTACCAGTATAGTACTCAACTTTATCTTTCTTGAGTATTTTCATTTCCTCTTGTAGCTTAACAAGGTTCAACCTTTCTAAGCTATACATCTTATAGTATTTGTGGTGAAGCTGTGGAATCTTGATCGATTCTTCTCCCAGCTCAGTTCTATCTATCTTACTATCTTCAGCCCACAAATCAAAGTAATCATCTAAAGCTGTCATTGGTTCCTATTTGGGATGTATGTTCCTTCAAGTCTTTCAATCCATTCATCAGCAATTGCGGATTGCCGACATGCATTATAATCATCTATGATAAGCCTGGTTAGGTCAATGCATTCTTGATTATATCTTCCATCAACATTTTGATCTTGAAGATTAGCTAGCTCTATTTTAATTAAATCAGGCTTACCAGATTCTAGAATCTTTTTTGTACGATCTTTTCCAAAAGAACAATACTCATGAACTAATTCTTCAGCTACAGGACCAATAAAACCTCTAACAATTTCTCTTGTAAAATATTGTCGAACATCTTTATGTTCATTATAGAATGCTGTTCCGTAAACATTATGCCAGAGAGATGCTAAAGAAACGTTTCTTGAAAAATTTCTTGAACAACAAAAAGTAAAACAGCTTGTTAAGTGTTCCAACAATCCTCCATATTTATTACCATGAGGAAAATCTCTCAAATACATAATTAAATGATCAACACCTTGATCAGGTTGCCACAATGGCATTGTGTTGAATACTATTATTTTTTTAGGTACCATACATATACGTGACAGTGGAGACGTTGAATGTTTTTGAGCACTATCAAAGACAGCACATCTATTAAACTTTGGCATAATAGCTGCATCAATTTCATCATCATCTGTATACAATAAAGTACTTCCATACCAATCTGGTTGCCAGTCTTTTGTTAAATAAATGATAGCTGTTTCAAAACCAGGTATGGCTTCATCAAGTTCTGATCGTCTTTTTCCATCTTCAGTAACAAACCGATCACCAGCAATATCACGATGTTGATATGCATCTTGACCATAATTGTATGATTTTGTATAAGCTCTGATTAGTGCTCTTGGTTCACCAATAACTTGTTGTACAACATCAAACGCTTCACTAAGAGGACTTAATGTTTCTCTTATATGAGGAAATCTTAACCAATCGATGTTAATGTGTTTTGTGTCGCCAAGAACATTGTATTGATTGTGACCACTTTCATCAGCCCTAGAAGTTGATTTCCAGCCAGGCTGAAAGTAGGTCATGTAGTCTCTGTTTATTCGTGCAATAAGTTGGGGATTAAGGACATTATCTGCCACTTTAGGATCCGTATATTTCATTATAAAACCTCTTTTATCTAGTAGAGTTCAATACAGGTGCTTCCGCTGTATCTGTGTTTCCTCCTGAAGATATTCTTGTAATTTTGAATAAACTATATCTAAACGAACAAGTACATTCTAAGTAATCTACACTACCACCTGTTGTTGAAAATGTTATATCACTTAATGCAATTGGAAAGCATTGTTCAAAAGTAACACTCAAAGATGGCCTCATAGCACTGTTTAATATTGTTAATGTACCATCACTATACGGCCCCTCGCCCATAGAGTCAACAGCTGTTATCTTATCTTGCTTATCATATATATGTTTTGCTTGAGAGAAGGATTCTGGAAAACCAAGTTCTGTCATCCAGTTATATAGCTCAACATAATTTTGCATGTCTTCATCAATTTTAAAGTTCAATTCAAACTCACTGTATACTAAATGGTCACCTGCAATTGGATGATTTACAAATGGTCCTGGTAATTCTGCAACACCAAGCTGCACATTAGGAATGTTAGCCGTTTGAACAAAGTAGTTCACATGCGGTAACTTTCTAATCGAAAACCTATATCCTAAAGGGGATAAAAAGTTTACATTATCTGGCTGAGTGTTTATTGCCCCTTTTGGTAAAGCCAATCTATTCTCCTGTACGATGCTCCATCTGAATGTACAACATTAACTTCATTAATAACTGCTTCAATCTCAGCATGCCAAAAATTTAAAAACTTATGTACTCTTGGAATCTCTGGCACGATG